CCACCGCCCATGCCGGACATCGTCACAGGGATGGAACGACCGTCAGGCAGCGGCACGTAGGCTTCAGGCATGCGACCCTCGCCGAACAGAGCGAGCTGCGGACTGTTGGCAATGCCGCCGTTCGCATACGCCTTGAGCGGAAGCGGGCCGGCACTCGTCATCACGCCACCGTCTGCAAAGCCAAACAGGCTCGCGCCTGCTGAACTGGCGATTGCGGCCATTGCGGCAGAAGTCTCGAGCGCCATCGTTGTCATGGCGATCGACGTTTCTGTCGTCATCGTTGTGAGCGCGACCGTGTGTTCCGTTGTCATCGTTGTCATGCCGACAGTCATGTCGGTTGCTACGGCAGTCATCGCGGCGGTTGTTGCGCCGGTCATAGTCGTCATGGCCGTGGTGACGGCCGCAGTCTGAGTGGCTTGACCTGCTGCGCCGGCAGCGCTGCCGCCCAGACCCAGCATCTCGGTCATCTTTCCACCGAACGAGCCGAAGGCGCTGGTAATCATGTCACCAAAGCCTTTCTTGATGACGATACCAAGCATGTCACGAGCGATGCCGGCGGCAAACTCCTTGAACTTGAACGAGCCGCCAGCGAGCATGTCCACCAGGCGATCGGTGAACGATGACGCCCAGCGTGCCGTTGCGCCATCCATCGCCTGTGTTGCCTTGGACCACTCGTCAGCCAGCATTTGCAGCTGGGTGCGCGAGTTGGTCTGGAAGTTCAGCAGCGCAGCCTGACGCATCTCCTGAGTGGAGGTGTCGATGATGGACATCTGCTGCAGGAACTGCTCGGTGGTCATGCTGGTTGTGGCCAGCAGGTTGAACGTCTCTTCCTCGCGACGGTTCTTCAGCGCCTCGATGCGCTTGATCTCCTCGTCGTACTCGTACTTGCGGAGCTCCACGTTGCTCATCGTCGCCTTCAGGGCGTTGCGCTGAGCTTCGCGCAGGATGTTGGCCGAATCGACACCCATCTTGTTGATGTCAACCTGATTGGCGTCCACGAGCGCCTTGTCGCGCATCGCGGTGAACATCCGATAGGCTTCGGTGCCCTGCGTGACGGTGGCTTCGAGCTTCTTGACGCGCTTGATCGTCTCGTCGAGGAAGCTGTTTTCCTTGACCAGACCGCGATTGACGAACTCCTCGGCCGAGCGAGTGAGCGCATCCGATGTGTCGATGCCGACCTGCTTGATCGCGTTCAGGGCGTTGATGGAGTCATCCACGCTCTTCTTGTCGATCATCTTGGACACGATGTCCTTGAACTGCGCCTTCTCCTTGAGCGTGGCCAGGCTGTCGATGAAGGCGTTGATGTCGGTTTTGCCCTCGGCAATGAATGCGCGGAAGCGGTTGACGAACTCCTTGCGCTCCTTCTCACCGCCCATGCGGGTGGGCACCATCTCGCCCTCGGCGTTCTGGACGCGCTCATCGAACTTGCCGGCGGCCAGGTCGCCCAGGGCCTCGAACATCACCTGTTGCTTCAGGCTGTTGAGGTCACGGGCGTCGCTCAGCGTGGCGGCGAGCTTGGCCTTGGCGGCGGCCACCTCCCCTTCCAGCTGCTCGGCCAGACGGATGATCGGGCTTTCCTTGAGCGGTTTCTTGGGGTCTTTCGCGGCAATGCCGATGCGACCCAGATTGCCGGCAGCCTTCAGTGCATCCGATGCGGCACGAATCTGGTCATTGACGAACTGACGCTGAGCCTCGAGCACCTGCTTCTGGCGCGGGTCTTTCGCGGCAGCAATCGCCTCGTCGATCTCACGCTTCTTGCCTAGGGCGAAGTCCAGCAGGTACTGCTCGCGAGCCTTGACCAGCGCATTGCGCTTGTCGATGAACTGCTTGGAGATGGCTTCGCGCTCGCTCTCGGTGATCTTGCGACCGGAGGCTTCGGCGCGGCGAGATGCGGCGTCGATAGCATCCTTCTCGGCCTTGTCGAGTTCGGCGGACTGGTTGCGAAGCTCATCCACGCGACCCTGCGTCTCGCGACGGAAGGTGCGCTGGTATTGCGACAGGTCTTTGGAAGCCGCGTCCTCATCCAGCAAACGCTTTTGCTCGCTGAACTGAGTCGTCGCCTGCTCGTAGATGCCCTTCTTTTCCTTGAGCTGAGCTTCGATGGATGCGCGGTATGCGGCAACGTCCGCACCGCCTCGATTATCACGGAAGCCTGCGCCCAGGGCACGGCTGATCGAGCGGGGAGCGCTCGCGCCATCCTTGTCGAGCTGTTCCAGAATGGTCTGAAGCGTCTTGACGGACTTGGCGGCCTCATCGGCACGAGCCTTCGCAGACTCCATGTCCTCGGTTGAGGCGATGCCCTGCTTGGTCCGATCGACGATCTTCTTGAACTCCTCCCAGCGGTTCATGTACTCCCAGAGCTTCTGGCCCAGGGTGACGAGAACGCCGATTGCCAGACCCACCCAGCCGCCGAACGCATCAAAGATGACCTTGGCGCCGGCCATGACGCGAGTCATCATGCCAATGCCGTTGGCGGCACCGATGGCTGCCTGGGCCTTCTGCGACATCAGGCCGGCGATCGTGCGAGCGTGAGACGCGGATTCGGCGGCGATTGCGTTGCTCTGCGCCGACACCATGTTGGAGGTGCGCGTAGCGTTGATGCTGGCCAGAAGCGCTGCCTCGCGGCGCTTCAGAGCGTCGATCTCAGCCTGAATGGTCGAGACGTTGTTGCCGACAATCGAGGCGTTGTTGCCCAGGCGATCAGCTTCGGACTGGTATGCGCGAGCGGTCGCGCTCGAACCGGCCTTCTTCTGGCGCATGGCGGCTTCGGCAGCCAGTTCGGCCGCCATCTGCTGACCGAGAAACTGCTGCTGCAGGCGATTCAGCTCGTTGTAGCGAGCCACGCGAGCCGCGATCTCGTCAGCGGTCTTTTTGCGCTCGAGCTCCATCTTCTTGATGGCAGCTGCTCGCTCGGATGCGTCCTGCTTCTCGAGCGCAGCCTGTTCGCGAGCCCACAGCGCCTGCTTGCGTGCGAACGCAGCTTCCTCGGCCGCGATCTCGTTGCCGATCAGCGTCTGCTTGTCGATGAGCGCCTTGCGCTTGGCGTTGATGTCGTCCTGGTACTTTTGCACCAGACCGTCGATCGAGCCGCGAATCGCCTTGAATGCCTCGAGCGCCCGGTTGGCCACGAAGTAAGCGATGAACGCCTGGCCGGCGAGCTTGATGGAATCAGACCACTGGATCATCAACTCGACGGCGCTACGAAGCACGCGCACGAGCTGCGCCAAGCCCTCACCCAGATCGTTGGCGAAGCGCTTGGCCTGCGCCGTGCCGAACATGTCGATCAGGTCTTGCAGTTGATTCTTGGATTCCTCGAAGAACTGGCTCTTGCCAGCCTCTAGCTTGAAGAGGTCGAACTTCGTCTTCAGAAGGGCCAGCATGCCCGTCCATGAGTTCATCATCGCCTCGGCTGCGCCATCGTTCTGAAAGCGCATGACGGCGAACATGTTGTTCAGGGCCTGCGTCGCCTCGACGGTGCCGGTTGACACCAGCTTGGCAAACTTGGGCATCGACATGCCGGCGCCTTGGGCCATCATGTTGATCGCGTTCGGAACGGCTTCACCCAGCTGCTGACGCAGTTCTTCCATCGAGATGACGCCCTTGCCGGCCATCTGCTGAATCGCGATGGAGGCTCGGTGCATTGCCTCGGACGAACCGCCGAACCTTGCGACGGAGTCCACGAGCGCCTGCATTGACCCGTTGGTGGGGTCCAGACCGCCGGACTTGAGCTTGACGAAGGCATCCGTCAGCGTCTTGACTTCGAACGGCGCACGCTGCGCCAGGTCGAACACGAACTTGACGTTGGAGAGCGCTTCGGCCTGTCGAGCCGCCTGCGTGGTCTCCTTGCTCATGCCCTCCATGAGCTTGGTGAGCTTTTCGACCTCGCCGGAGGTCTTCAGGATCGCGCCTGGCAGCGCCATGAAGATGTCGTGAACATCGTGCATGGCGTAGCGCAGCAGCGAGGCTGTCTGCACGATTGAACGGAAGCGACCGCCCAGGCCCGTGAAGTGATGCTCCAGGGCTTGCGTCGACTTGGCGGTCTGGTCGATGGAGCGCTTGAGCTCCTGGACTGTACGTCCCGCCTTGATTGTCTTGACCGTAAAGTCGCCGTCGTCCAGCGTCATTACGACCTTGATGTCACCACCCAGCATTTCGCTTCCTTTACATCGCCGCAGCCATCATCTTCAGTTCATTGAACCCTGCCTCGTCACGTTCGACACTCGTCGGGCCGGCGTACACCGTACCGATCTCCAGCACCAGCCTCTCGTGCGTTTCCTTGTAGCCATCGGCGCTTTGTGCTGCCGCAGCGACCGCAAGGGTTCGCATATCGTTCGAGGCTCGCAGGCGGCGAATGTTGCCGCTCATCAACCAGAAGGCCCTGATTGGCATTGCCATGACCTGCTGGTACGACATCGAATAGAAGTGGCTGACCTCGCAGAAGATGAACCCGAAGTCCACCTCTTGCGCGGCGCCCTTTACACGTTTCCCGCTTCTGCCTGAGCAGCCTGCGTTGCCTCGACCAGCTTCTCGGGGTCTTCACCTCGAATGAATGCCGTCAGCGCACGCAGCTGATCCAGCGAAAGGCTCAGCACGCTCGAAGGGTCCAGGTCGGGCACTGCTCGCTTGATGAGCTTGACCGTCGCCTCCAGCTGCTTTGCATAGCTCGCCTCTTTCTCCATCTCTTCAGCCACCCGAGTGGTCTCGATGAAGTCCTCGACCGACATTTCCTTGATCGAATATGTCTTGTCGCCGATTTGTACTTCGCGAACCTCCTTGGCAGCCAACTGGTTCAGGTTCAAAAGTTTTGTCATTCTCACTCCTCGATTGTGCAAAAAGAAAGGCCTCGCACTTGGCGAGGCCTATTCTATACGACTTCAGTCAGTTGTGAAAGAGCTTAAGCCCCCACGCTGAACAGCTTGCCGTTTGCGTCCGGATAGCCGGTGAACTCGGTGTTGTACACGCGCTCGGTATCCAGCTTGTACGCGAAGTTCATGGCGCCGGCGGTTGCAGCCAGCGGAATCACGAAGTCTTCGGACTTGTCGGTCAGAGGCTTGCCAACGGGGTGGATACGCAGTTCCTTGGCGTAGTCGAGCAGGTTGTTGCCCACGCCGGTCGGGACCGACACGGACTGGCCGGTGGGGTCAGTGCCGCCTGCCAGGGTTGCGCCAGACACAGTCACCTTGGCGCCGGCGGTGCCAGTGGCCAGAGTGAAGGCGTTGCCGTCAGCACCCTTCTTGCCACCGTTGCCGTAGGCCAGCTGCGAGCCGAAGGTCACGGTCACGACACCAGCAGCGGCGGCGTAGCTGGCTTGAGCGATCTTGGGATCGGTCGAAGCGTTCAGGGCTGCAGCCAGGTTAGTGGCGGTGCCGGCGGCGTTGCTGCCGATCAGAGCCTCGTTGCCTTCGCCCGTCAGAGCAGTGCGGAAGGTCACGGTGGCGCCGTTCACGACGATGGTGTCGCCGGAAGCGGGCTGAGTTGCGACGGTCAGAGAGCCAGTAGCGACGGTGCCGCCAATGGCAGACAGGGTCGCGCCAGGCATGATGGTCACGAGGTTTTCCAGGGTGGTTTCAGCCATCGGCACCTTGGCCATGACTTCACGGCCCATGATGTACTCGTTGATGGTCGTGTTACCGAACTGGTCGATGTTGACCTTGTGGGTCTCAGTGGTGACGGTGACTTCCACGCCGCCCTGGGTGAAGCCCAGGTCAACGCCGTCAAAGAAAACCTGGCAAACGCCAAGTTTCACGTTTTTTGTGTTTGATGCCATTCGAAAGCTCCTTTGCAAAGGGGATTGAAGTCACTGCTTAATGACTTCGCCGGTGCCGGCACTCTACCACAAATGCGGCAAAATGTCCAGTGCTTTTAGTAGTAAGTCCTTGCCACGTCCACAAGTCGTTTCATCATCTCTTGTGAAACGTCATTGATGGCACGCTCAAGAAACTTACCGCCAACTTTTCCATTGCCCTTGTTTTTCAGCTGCGACAAGGGGCCAAGTTTGAATTTGCCGTAGGGCGCCAGGTACTCATGCATGATGTAGGCGTACTGCCCGATCGGTTCGCCCTCGTAGCCTTCCTGGGACATGTCCACGAAGACGACGACCGACTTGCGCCCCATTCGGCCTCGGCTGTCGCGCTCGCCCTCCATCTCCTCGACCGAGATCGCATCCTCGAGGTTGCCGTGGTCGATGGGCGCGTACAGACGAGCCAGGCGCTGAATCTCGAGCGCCTCCTTCTTCATCTGCTGGTACACCCCGCGCTGGGCCTTCTCGCCCGTCTGCTGCAGGATGGTCATCAGCTCATCGACACCCTCAAGCCGGATACCCATAGGCCGTTCCGCAGTAGACGACCTCGAACACGACTTGGAGCTCGAAGTAGTTGCCATCGCTCACGGGGAACGTGGCCGGCAGGTTGCGCGGGTAGCACCGCTTGATGTGGATGTCGTCGATGTCGGTCGCAAAGAGCGTAAGGGCTGTCATTGCGTCCTTGATGATGCCCAGGCCCGACTCGTAGCGAGGCGTGCGAACGACCACCATGAACTCGGTCTTGTAGTAGCCAGGCAGGTTCGGGTCGATCTTCGTACCGATCAGCGGGCTGCGGAGCAGAATGCCTTCCTTGCACTCATCGGGCATGAAGTTGATGAACAGGGTCGAGCCCTGGACGCCAAGGCCCTCGAACTCCAGCTTGTTTGCGATCGGCATCAGGTCCATGTCAGCTCCAGATGGTGCATTCGACTTCGACGTGATCCAGCACACCCCGAATGTCAAAGCGCGGATGTTTGGCCATGACCCGCAGCTTGATGCCTTCGATCTCGATGATGTCGTTGATCGACGCGGCAGTGAATCGGGTCAGCAGAATCACGGCGTCCGCAGTCAGCTCACGCGCATTGCCGCGAGAGGCTGAGCTGTCGGCTCGTACGTTGGTTTGAACGCTGGCTGTCGTCAGCTTCACGACGGCGCACTGCTCCTTGACGCGACGCGCCGGCAGTGGCTGGCCGTAGACATCGTTCTTGCCCGATGACACGGCGACGATGCAGGTCTTGTTAGGCCGGAACATGGGGTGCAACCGTTGCTTTGGAGTTGTAGTGAAACACCGGCTCAGAGATGTCCTCGAAGCTCGGATAGCCTTGTGTTTTGCCGGAGATCGAGAACACGAGGCCGTGGTTCTCATGCTCGGGGTCGGCATAGCGGACTTCCGCCAGGTCGCTCGATTCGGCGATGCGCTCCATTTCTGACTCGAGCCAGGCTCTGTAGCCGAACTGGCGAGCTTCCGTGCGAACGAGCGAATCTGCTTTGTAGGTGCGTCCACTTGCTGTCTGCACGGTGAACTCGGGCTGAGTCAGTTGGCGCTGCAGCAGCAGCCCCATCGCACCGTGCATATTCTCTTTGACCGCATCGAGCGAATTGTTCTTCATGCCCTTCATGCGGTCGGTCAGGGTCTGGATGTTGTGCAGCGTGATCGACGACATGCGCTGCATGAACGCCTGAGTCGAGTCTGCCAGCGCCTTGCCGCTCATCTGTTCGACGAAGTCGTTGACGCTACGCTCGGCGATCGCCATGTATGTGCTCCGAAGCGCCTTGCCCGATGCTTCGAGCTGACCGATCGCCATTGGAGACACGTCAACGCCTGGCGCCATCAGAGCCAGGTATCGACCCGTCAGACCGATCAGGAACATCCTGTACTCGGTCATCAGCTTTTGGGCGAACTCGTCGTAGATCATGCGCGTCCGATCCGCTTGGCGAAGGTCACGTAGTAGCTCAGGTAGCCGAGT